CTCTAGCGGGATGCTCTCGGTGGAGATCGTGGACGCGCTAGCCGCTGAGCTGGTGGACGAGGACATCTCTGAGGAGCCGCCGTTTGTGGCCCTCGACCGACTGGGGCTCAAGCTGGTCAGCGAGCCCGAGGTGGCCGAGTGATCATCCACCTGCTGTGGGCGGCGGTCGTAGTGTATGCTATCCGGACGGTGGCGGGCGTGGTCCGGGAGTTCCGGCCAGGGGCGGAGGCGGCCTCGGTGGTCATCCCGCCGCCGGTCGAGGTGCCGGAGGACTTGCAGGCGGTGGCCACGCAGGAGCAGGCGGGCTGGGCGCAGGAAGAGGTGCTTCGGGCGATTCGGGAGCGCTTTGAGGATCTGAAGGACTGGAACAAAGTCCGCAGTGCCTTCGGCATCGGACGCATCGACTAACGGCCCCTGACTATGACCATTCCCTATACGGACGCGCTGCTCGACGATGTTCTGACGCGGGCGATGGAGGGGTTCTCCAATGCCCCGACCGACCCGAACGCGCAGGTCGCGCCCAACCCGCCGGAGGACAGCGGGCAGTCGCCGGACGAGGATATGGCCGCACTCCAGCGGGCGCTGTATGGGGCCGACTATCCGGGCGCGGACCCGTCCACGGCCGAGGAGATGTCGGCGTGGGCCTCGTGGGCGCGGAGCCTGTGGGAGTCGCGGCGCGAGTCGGTGCAGATGCACCTGCACCTGGTCGAGCGGAACCGGCTCTTCCGGGCTGGGCAGCAGTGGATTTCGGCCAACGGGCTGGGGCCGTGGCGGGAGCCGGCTCGGCCCCGCGACGCCGCCCGTGTGGTCTACAACATGATGGATAAGGCGCTGGACCAGCGCTTGCAGATCCTGATGGACCAGCGGCCCGGCTTCATGGTCGCGCCGACCACGCAGGACCCGGACGACAAGCGGAAGGCGCAGGCGCAGCAGCTGGCGCTGGAGTACCAGTACGACCAGCAGCAGATGCCCCGGGTGGCCCGAGAGGCGGTGTTCTGGGCCCAGACGGACGGCGTCAGCTTCTGGCATATGTTCTGGGACCCGGACAAGGGCCCGTGGGATGAGCGGCTGGGTTCTCGGCCGGGCGAGAAGAAGCCGCTGGGCGACATCGGCTGCCAGACCCTCCGGGTCGAGCAGGTCCGGGTCAGCCCGAACGCGACGGCCTCGCAGGCCCCGCATTGGGTGGTCATCCGTGAGGTGATCCCCCGCGCCGAGGCGGTCTTCCGGTACGGCCTGACCGGGCTGGACGCGGCGGACGCGAATATGTCGGTGGGCGATGCGCCGGCCTACAGCGGGGCGGAGGGCATGGGGAGCTGGGTGCTGACCCAGACGACCATTGGCGAAGGCCAGCGGATGCGGAACGAGGACGTGACCGAGCGGTTCACGATTTACGTCGCCCCGCACCCTGACGCACTCCCCGAGGGACTGCACCTCATCGTCGTTGGCGATACGGTGGTCTTCGGGCCGGGCCCGCTCCTCTGGAACGCCATCCCCGTGGTGCCGATTCGAGACGGGTCCAGTGACCCCTCGTACTACCCGCGCCCGGTGATGGAGCAGTGGCTGGACCACCAGATTCGCGTGAACGCCCTGCTGTCCAAGTGGGTCGAGAATATCCGGGTCAATGCGGGCGGTCGGTTCCTGACCCGCCCCAACGCCATCGCCACCGAGACGTTCATGGGCGGCGTGACCTCGATGATCGAGATTCGTGGCGCGGGGCCGATGACTGAGTCCATCCAGCCCGTGCAGGGCTTCTCGGTCGGCAATGACGTGAAGGAGGCCCTGGCGCTGGAGAAGACGGCGTTTGAGGACGCCTCGGGCTGGAACGCGGTCAGCCGAGGGCAGGTGACCGGCGAGTCGGGTCGCGCCATCATCGCCAGCCGAGAGCAGCTGGAGCGGGTGTTCAGCCCCGGCGTGAACGCGCTCTCGATGGCCTTCACCGACTGGTGCAAGGTGTCGATGGCCGCGATGGCGTGGGGCTACGATGTGCCTCGGGCGCTCGGGGCGGTCGGCAAGGGCCGTCCGGACCTCGCCCGCGCCATCAGCTCGACGGACTTCGACGGGCAGTCGGACGTGCGGGTCGATCCCGCCACGCTGATGCCGATGCCCTACGCCTTCCGGCTCTACCTGCTGGACAACTGGCTCCAGACGGGCGTGATTGACATCAAGGAGTACCGCCGTCGGCAGATGTTTGCCGTGGCGAAGGACATCAATACGCCGGATGAGGACCAAGAGGCGCGGGCCAAGCGCATCGCGGATGCCATCCGGTCGGGGATTCCAGCGCCGGAGATGCGCTGGCAGGACAACGAGGCCATCCATCAGGACGTGCTGGAGCGGGAGATTCTGCTGCAGGACGATCTGGACCCGATGGTTATCGCCGCCGCGCAGGAGCGGTGGACCGCTTTGGCCAATCAGGCCATGCAGAAGCAGGGGGGTGGTGCGCCGCCGATGGCGGGCAGCCCCTCGGCTGGCCCTAGCGCCGCTAGTGTGCCCTCTCTCCCGCCGGGACAGCTGCCGCTGGCGTCCGGCAATCCGCCGATTGGCGTCGCCCCGATGCTCCAGCAGCAGATGGGCGGGGTGCCTGAGGCGGAGATTGCCGCACAGCAGGCCGACATCCTGTCCCGTCAAGCCTAGGCGAACGCCTAAGGAGTTGTATGGATATCCAGCAAGCCCTCACGGACGCCGTCGAAGCCGCGCTGCCGGTCCCCACGCCGACACCCGCGCCTGAATCGGCCCCGCAGAGCCCAGCGGACGCAGTACCCACCCCCGAGGCCCCGGAGACGGAACCGACGGACACCACGGACGAGGCCCCCGAGGTCGAGGCAGAGGCAGAGGCGGACGCCGAAGCCGAAGACACCGCCTTGCCAAACGGCTATGTCGCGGTCCCGGTGGTCGAAGACAAGCTGGCCACGGAGTTCGTCCTGAAGGACGCCGAGGGCGAGGTCGAAATCCCCGCGCTCATCGTCGAATACAAGGCGAATGGCAAGGTCCGGCAGGATCGGTTGGACCAGGTGGTCAAGCTGGCCCAGTTCGGGGTGTATAATCAGGAGCGCGAAGAGAAGGTGCGCTCGGTCGAGCAGGAGGCAATGCAGCTCAAGCAGGAGCGCGAGCAGCTCGCCCAGCTCATCGACGAGCGAGAGGCGCAACTGGAGCGTATCCTGTCCGACGAGGACTTCTTCCTCTCGGTGCGGGAGGCGTATCAGCAGGAAAACTCGCCGGAGAAGCGGGCGGAACGCGCCGAGCGAGAGATTCAGAACCTCAAGGTCCAGTCCCAGATGGTCGAAATCAGCCGTCAGGGGCAGGTGTTTTACGACGGGGAAGTCCAGCCAGCCATTCAGCTAATTGCCAATGCGCTGCCGACGGTCACCCCCGCCGAGTTGGAAGAGCGGATGGCGTATGCCATGCAACTGCACGCGAAGACGGGGCCCAATGGCCAGCCCTATCTCCCCGCGTCACAGTTTGAGGCCGCTCGGCAGTATATCGTCAACGATCTCGCTATTTGGGCGCAGATGACCCATGCTCGGCGCAGTGAAACGGCTCCCTCCCCGCAGGTCAAGGAGGCGCAGGCCGCTGCGGCCAAGGCACAGGTGGAAGCGCAGAAGGCGAAGCGGGCGGTGGGGCAGGCCACCAAGCCCGTGGGTCGTGCCGCGAGCAATACCCCTGCCAAGCCCAAGGCCGCCAAACCGGCGACCATCGACGACGCCTTCGACTCCGCGATGTCGGAAGTCATGTCGTCCCTCCGATAACCCTTAGTTTCTCATCACAATGTCTGCTCCGACCCTTATTACCGATGCCGAGCTGACTGGCCTCCTCAAGAACGTCTATTCGCAGTTCCGTGAGAAGGTTCAGAACATGGTCACTCCGCTTCTTGCCCAGCTGGAGAAGGGCAAGGCTGGCGGCCCCCGCAACATGCGCTGGGGCGGCAACAACGTGTTCTTCGACGTGGTCGTCGGCCGTCCGGCTGGCTCCACGTTCTCGTCCGCTGGCTACTTCCCGCCCGATACCACGGCGACGGAAGTGCAGGGCAACGTCGGCGTCGTCCGCGCGTACACCACGCGCCAGATCGACGGCCTTGCCTTCGTGGGCACGCAGTCCAAGGACGCGGCCTTCACCACCATCGCCCGCAAGACGATGGAGGAAATCAAGGACGCTTCCACCCTGCTCATGCAGCAGGCGCTTCACAATAAGACCGACGGCGTCGTGGCGCTCATCGGCACCGTCAGCTCGACCACCAGCATCATCGTGTCGTCGCCGTATGGCGTCTCCGGCGCGGGCCAGGGTGCCCTCCTCCTCTCCGTGGGCGACTACATCGCGGTGCTCGACACCTCGTCCTCGAACGCGGTTCTTGGCCGCGCGACCATCACGGCCATCACCACCAGCGGCGACAACTCGACCCTGACGCTCGGCACGGCCATCTCTGGCATGGCGGCGACGGACAAGATTGTCAAGGCGACGGCCTCGGACACCTCGTTCAACAGCGCGATGAACGGGCTCATCAACATCACGAACCGTGGTGGCAGCTACGGCTCGCTCCACAACATCGACGCGGCGACGTATCCGATCTGGAACGCCACCTCGATGGCGGCCGGCACCGATACGCCGGATGTCAACCAGCCGACCGAGTCGGACATCTGGATTCTCATCCAGAAGATCGCGGGCCGCTCCGGCAAGGATGCGATGCTCCGCCCGAAGGACTTCCTCCTCATGACCACGCCGGGCATTGCCCAGAAGCTCATGGAGTCGATGGTCGGGCAGCGGCGCTTCACGGCGGGTGAGTTCAGCACCACCATCAAGGGTGGCTACAAGGCCCTTGAGGTCTGCGGCATCCCGCTCGTCCAGGACTACTACGTCCCGGCCGGCACCATCTACCTCCTCCACCTCCCGTCGCTGGCGTGGGTGGACGCGAAGGATATGGGCTTCATTGAGTTCGAGGGCGCTGGCCCGTGGCGTTGGCTCTCGGGGCGTGATGCCTTCGAGACGACCTACGGCTGGTACGGGAACCTGGCCTGCCTTGCGCGTAACTCGCACGGCTCGATCACCGGGTACACCGATACGGCGCGCTTCACGCACGTCGTCTAACCTTCACCGGGACGGGGTGGGGGCATCGGCCCTCACCCCACCCCAAGGATAATTCATGCCGTATAACATTTTTGCTCCGACGCCGGGCCGTCTGGGTGTGCTGCCGAACCTCCTCGTCGGACGGTGCGACGCGGCGATTGGCAACAACACCACGACGACCTACAGCTTCGGGTCGCATCCGGCGAAGTGCTACATCAACCGCGCCGTGGTGTCGGCGGGGACGGTGCCGGCCTCGACGAGCGGCACGATTCTGGGCGTGATTCAGAAGTACGATGCCTCGGCCAACGCGGCCGTGACGCTGACGGCGGACGTGGATCTGGAGGCGCTGACGGCCAAGGAAGGAACGGCCGTGGCCCTGCTCTCCACCCTGACGGATGCGGAGCGGACGCTGGACACCGGGGACACACTACAGTTCGTCGTGACCACGAATAACACCGTGACCACGGCGGCAGTTGACCTGATGGTCAACGTCGAGCTGTTCGTGGAGGTCTAACCCCATGGCGGTGCTACTCAATAGCACCGGCCGGCCCGAGCCGTCGTCGGAGATTAGTCGGCGGCTCCGGGCTATCCACGCCGGATTGCACTTGCGGTTTATGGACTTTGCCTCTGGCAACTGGGCCATTTGCATGATGTGGCAGCCGGAGGATCACCGATTTGAGATGGTGCAGCGTGGCGAGCTGTCGCCGGACGCCACCTACGACATCCTCGGCTATCTGCCGCTGGACTGTTCGGCAGAGCAGGCCCCGGGCTATCTGGAGCGGTCGTTCCGTTCCTTCCCACGCGAAGATGTCCAGCGGATGGCGGGCCATGTGAATCAGTTTAACGCTGGGGTGACGGCCGATGCCGCCGAGCAGGCGCTGGCCGAGGTGCTGGACATGGCCGACCCGAGCGCGAGCAAGTCTGGCAAGCGCTCCAAGAAAGTTTCCTAACGCTCTTTTCCCGAGGTTCCGGTGGCCGTCACCAAAGCTCAACTGATTGCGCTGACCCGCGAGACGATGGATGCCGTCTCATCGGATCGGTGGTCGGACGCTACCATCACGCGGGCGCTGAACAGCGTCTACGGGGATGAGTGGTCCAACATCTTGAACGCGCAGCCGTACTACACCTTCGGCAAGCGGACGGTGACCACGGACGTGGACGGGCAGGTGGCCTTCAGCGCCCTGAATACGGGGAGCGGGGACAGCCAGCAGAACTTCTACCGGGTCTTGTCGGTGTCGGACGGGAATGTCCTGTACACGCAGACGCGGTTCCAGGATGTCCCCCTCGCCACAACCACGAACTATCTGCCGACCTACCCGCGCCTCTTCTACACGGCCGGGCAAACGCTCCAGATTCTGCCGGTGGCCAGTGGGACGACGCTCTACGTCTTTGTTAACTACAAGCCGACGAGCTTTTCGGACCTGACTTCGGACAGCTCAACCATCAACTTCCCTGATGGCGGAGAGTGGGTGCTGGCCAACGAGGCCGGCGCGATGCTCCTCAATAAGGGCGGGGCCGAGTCCACGGCGGCGCAGGTGCTTCGCCGGGAGGCCGAGATGCAGCGCGGGCTGATGCTGGACGATCTGCGGCGGTACACCATCAACCCGACGATGATGGCGTATCCGGACCAGAAGTACGACTGGTCGGGTGGCTGATGTCGCGCCCCCTGATGCGGGACGCGCAAATCAGCTTTGCCGGGGGCCTGAACACCGTCTCGGACGACCTCGCGCTCCAGCCGGACCAGATTCGGCTGGCGCAGAACGCGCGGCTGAACGAATACGGGGCGATTGCCAAGCGGAATGGGAGTGTCAAGGTTACGACCACGGCCCTCTCCAATGCGCCCCAGAATGGGTTCTCCTGGGCCCGAGATAGCGGGGCGGTGCAGGGGATGGTCGTGGCCAACGGGACGCTCTACACGGCCAATATGCTCTCCCTGCCCGCCGCGTCGTGGACCTCGCAGACGGGCACGCTCAGCACGTCCGTCACGCCGACGTTTGCCTCGTTTATCAGCGGGGGGTCCACGGACGTCGTCTATATCGCGGATGGCGGGAAGATCAACCGGTGGAATGGCACGACCCTGACAACGGATATTGGCACGAATACGCAGGCCGTATCAGTCATCAAGGTGCATAACCAGCGCCTGTGGGGAACCGGGAACAGCACCTACCCCGACAGCATCTTCTACTCAGGGCTCAATAACGGCGACTCCATTGGGGACGCCGTTACCTCGGGAGCCGGTGGCGGCCAGATTATCGTCCGCACCTTCAGCGATGAGCGGATTATCGGGCTGGCCTCGGTTGGCTCGTCGCTCCTTATCTTCCATCGGCGCGGCATCTCCCGCCTGACCGGGTTTGGGCAGGACGACATCACGGTGCAGCCGGAAGGCGTCTCGTCTCAGACGGGCACGATTGCCCCATTCTCCATCGTGGAGGCCGACGGGGTGGCCTACTTCCTGTCGGATCGCGGGGCGTTTGCGGCCACGGAGGGGGCGGTCGCCTCGCTGGGGACGCCGAACTCGCCGGACCCTCTCCTCCCGCTCTTGCAGGGGATGACCGAGACGAACCTAGCCAACGTGCGGGGAGTGCTCTCGCGCCGGACGCAGGAGATTTGGTGGTTCGTGCCGGGGTACGGAATCTATACCTACCATCTGACACTCCGGGCGTGGTCGGGGCCGTGGGTCGGGGAGTACCTCAACACCGCCTGCCTGTGGGTCAGTCCGGTCAACACGTCGGCGGACCAGTTCGTGATTCGGGGCAACTCGACCTCGGCCTACGACGTGACGGTGTCGGACTACCCGAGCGCCACCAGCGACATCGCCACGTTTGCCGACGGGAGCACAGGGACTGCCATTGAGATGGTGGTGCAGCTCCGGCGGCAGTACTACGGGGATGATACGCTGGCCAAGGCGTTCAAGTGGGGCTATATTAACGCGGTTTTGGGGAGTAGTGCCTCTATCGTGGTCGAGTGGATCTCCGATCTCGGCGCGGGGACGGAGACCATCACGGGGGCCGCTGGTGGGACGTGGGATCCAACGGCCACCTGGAACGCGGCGCTGAACTGGGGGTCGCTGGGCACGCGCAGTTACCGTATCCCGCTGAGCACGACCGGATACTATCTGGATATCAAGTTGTCCAATTCCGAGAAAAACTCCGTCACGATTAGCCGCTGGCAGACCGAAGCGTTCGCGCTCGGCCGCCGATAACCGAGGAATCTATGGCTGAAACCGTCACTCAGCACCAGTACAGCAACGCCGTCACGCCGGTCAATGGCGGCGCTCTGGACGCGAATGTAGTGCGGACGAACATCAACAACGTCGGCACGACATACAATACGCACGACAGCGACACGGGTATTCACGTCCAGTCGTCCGCTGTCGGAAGCCGTCCGGCCGCCGGTACGGCCCCCGCGGGCAGCAAGTGGATCTCCACGTCTACGGTGGCCGGTCAGACCGTGGCCGAGCTGGCCTATAACACGGGCTCGGCCTGGGTCACGGACACGACTTTCGCGGTCAGCAACGGCCAGCCGGGCATCTACGACGCGGGCAACTCTGGGTCGTCCAAGGCCATTGACTGGGCGAACGGGCCGATTCAGAAGGTCACGATGACGGCGGCCTGCACGTTCTCATTCAGCAACGCCATCACCGGCGGCACCTACACGCTGATCCTGGTGCAGAACGGGACGGGCGGCTATGCGCCGACGCTGACCGGCTGGGACTTCGGGGACAACTCGCCGTCCTACAACAGCGGGGCCAACAAGAAGAATGTCGTCTCCGGCCTCTACGATGGCGCGGAGTATCTGGCGGCGTTCGCCGTGAAGGGTGCCTGATGCTGGTTCAGCGGATGGC